AGCTGACATAGAATCTATACCGCACGCCGTTCTTGCTGGAAAAGCTCGGGCCCATGAGGTTGCCCTTGTCGTCATAGAGCTTGCCCCGTAGGAGCGCCCCGCTTTCGAAGTGTTTGACGTTGCTGCCGTTGGCGTTGGTCTTGAGCAGGAACTGAACCCGTTCAAAGGTCGGCCGGTCGAGGATGGCCCTCTGTTCGCCCCTGAACCATTTACCGCCGTGGTGAACCTCGCCGATGTAGACACGGTTCTTCAGGAGATAGGCGAGGGGGCCGTAGGTGAAGGGAATGGCGCCATTGTATTTGGCGACCTTGGTATCCCTGCGCTTGGTCACGATGCCGCGCCGGTCCAGTTCGGCGACAAGTTTGCCGAATGATTTCAGCTCAAGGTAAAGGCGGAAGATGGTGCGGACGGTTTCGGCTTCGGTCTTGTTGACAACCAGCTTCTTGTCCCTGGCCTCGTAGCCGAGTGGGACCGTACCGCCGGTCCATTTGCCCTTGCGCCGGGAAGCGGCGATCTTGTCGCGCACCCGCTCAGAAGATAGTTCCCGCTCGAACTGGGCAAAGGACAAGAGCACGTTCAGGGTCAATCGCCCCATGGACGTGGTGGTGTTGAACTGCTGGGTGACAGCCACAAACGAGATCGACCGGGCGTCGAAGGCCTCGACCAGCTTGGCGAAGTCAGCGAGCGAGCGGGTGAGGCGGTCGATCTTGTAGACGACCACCACGTCGACCCTGCCAGCCTCGATATCGGCCAGCAGTTTCTTTAGTGCCGGACGGTCGAGGTTGCCGCCGGAATAGGCGGGGTCGTCGTAGCGCTGGGGGAGGGCCCTCCAGCCCTGCGAGGCGTGGCTCTTGATGTAGGCCTCGCAGGCCTCTCGCTGGGCATCCAGAGAATTGAATTCCAGCTCCAGACCATGCTCGGTGGATTTGCGGGTATAGATGGCGCAGCGCAGAAGTTTGGGTTCACCTGCCATCTGCACCCTCCCGATTGGAATTCGACCGCAACCCGAAAAACCTCGGCCCGTTCCATCTGGTGCCGGTAATCTCGGAGGCGATTTCGGAGAGGCTGGCAAAGGCCTTGCCGCCATAGGCAAAACCGTCCGCCATCACCATGACCCGATAGCTCTTGCCCTTCCATGTCCGAACCAGTTCGGACCCGGGCTTGATCCGCCGGGGCAGTTCGAGCCTGCCGCTGGGCTTTGCCATTGCGGCCTTCACCAACTGATCGAGCAGGCGCCGCGTCGTCACGGAGAGGCCACCATAGGCCTTCTCCTGGATTCGGTGGGCGATGCTCCGCCGCAGCAGATCCGGACCGAAGGCCTTTGGCGGCTCGGTCCGGAACAGCTCGCGGTATCGTTTGCGCAGATCCGCAATCGGCGTGGTCGGCAGCCGATCCAGTTCGGCCTCGACCGCTGGATCGGTTGCCACCCTAAACTGCTGTCCAGTCGACATCACGACGCCGCGCCCGACTTGGCGATACGGTAGATGCGCTCGTCGCCGGTCTTTTCGGACTCCAGACTCAGCTTGAGTTTCTTCTTGACCACACCGGCAAAGAACCCGCGCACCGAGTGCTGCTGCCAGTCGGTTGCCTTCATGATCGCGGCGATGGTTGTGCCTTTCGGCTGCCGCAGCATCCCGAGTACGGTCTCCTGTTTGGAAGAGGGCCGGGTAGGTGCTTTCGGCCATGTAGGCTTTGCGGCGACGGCGTTCAGTTTTACTTTTGACTTCGATTTGGCGGGATTGCTTGGCTTTGCGGAGGCGTTTGCAGGGCGATGCGCTTTACGTGTGGTCTTCGTGGATTTGGATTTCGATTTGCTGGTTACCATCTAGCTCTCCCCTGTATGAGCGGCAGCATTCGGCGCTGCCACTGACACGAGCCCGCGAGAGGCTTTCGCGCGGGCTTAGGGGTGTCGTGGGAGAGTGGGATCAGGGTATCGGGGGTGCCTCGGGGGTGCCCAAAAATCCCGGGATCGTTGCACTTTCCGCTTCCTACACACGCTCTCCAGCGCCCAGAAGTCCAGCGGAAAAAACAGCGTTTTCAGGCTTTCTACTCTTTTCGAGCAAGTTCGCCGGCACCGTAGGTGGTTTTCAGGTAGTTTTGCCTGTCGGAGTAACGGGACTGAACGCGATAGCTAGCTCCAGGGCCGACGTCGAGAATACCGCGTCGGGATTCTCGCTTGGGCGAGGATTTTTTGCCAATCTTCGGGTGTCAGCATTTGCATCCACGAAATGTTGTGGTCGAGAAGCGCCTGGCTGATCGAGTCGCATTGGTCGTCGTACTTTCCGCCGGGAAACGCAAAGAGCTCGGCTTCGAGGTCGGCCAACCAGGGCGCGCGTTCGGGCAGCATCGCTTGACCCGCCTCGAATTTTGCAGACGCGACAGCCATGCGGCTTGCTTTGTCGCCCTCCGGCCTGATGGCGATGATGCCGGGCACCCGCGACCGCAATTCCTCAACAAGCATGGTTCCAGCACCGGCATCCTCGACCACTACGCGCTGCGCCCCCCATTGCTTGGCATGACTTTCGACCCTTGACTTGAGGGCTGGATAGTCGACGCGACCGCGCCAGACGTCGGCCAAATACCACCGGTTTCCGCGCGCCACGACCCACGTGGTACAAACTGACCAGTCGTTTTGCGGGCCGCCCTTGTTGGCGGTGTCCCAGCTCTGCATCACCATTATGCGCTCAGAGGCCGGCGGCAATTCCTCGTAGCGGACAATCCAGTGCCGTTTGATCATGGCGCCCCCGGGCGGCACCGGCATTTGCTGATACTGGGCGGAGAAAGCGTCGCTGCCGAGCATGGTCTTCAGGGCTTCCAGCACGTACAGCGGCTCGCGTTCCGGGGAAAGAACCTCGCCGGCCTTGCGGAGATACCGCTCTCCATCCCAACACAGGATTTCGCAATCGTGGTCTGCGATCGCGGGCAGGCTAAGGATTTCCCATTCGTCGGATTGTTCAGTCAGAAACCCAGTCATATCGTCCATGTGAACGCGCTGCATGACGACAACGATGGCGCCGGTGCGCTTGTCGTCGAGCCGCGACAACAAAGTGTTCGTAAACCATTGGTTTGCGCTTGATCGTTTAGTTTCCGAAAAGGCATCATCGGGCTTAAGCGGATCATCGATAATGATGATGTCGCCACCCCGGCCGGTCAGTGTGCCACCGACCGAAGCAGCCAGGCGGAAACCTCTTGCCGTGAGCTCAATTTCTGTCTCATTGTTCTTGAACGGACCAACCCTGGTTCCGGGGAAAATCGATCGATACCAGCGAGCGTCGAGTATGGCGCGGAAATCGTTTGAATGCTTCTTGGCAAGTTCGCCGGAGTAGCTCGCGCAAATGATGCGACGCGTCGGATCAAGGCCCAAAATGAAGGAGGCGAAGGCGACCGACGCCATGATCGATTTCAGCGATCTCGGCGGCATATTGATGATCAGTCGCTTGATCTCACCACGACGAACCCGTTCGAGCTGGTATGCGATCGCCTCGAGATGCCAGCTTCGGATGAAGGTCTGGCCAGGCGTCAGGGTCATGAAGACCTTTTCGACAAAGACCCGTAAGTCATTCCGTAGAAGAGCTTGCAGCAAGCGGTCGTCAGAGGCCATTGGATTCATCCTTCTTTGATTTCTGAGATGGCCCAGAACGATTTGCTGGGTGTTTCAAGTAGTTCGCCAGGATTGTCTTGTCCTCAGCCAGGACTTCATCGAGGCGGATTCCCGCTTCCGGCGATTGGCCGTAGCGGTCGAATAGCGAAAGCATCAGTTTCAAAGCCACGGGCTCGCTGCGCATGGCGTCGTTAGCTAGCCGGCGCAGCATGACCTCCAACGCCGGCAACCGGCGCGTCTTGCCGTTCTCGGTTACCGCTATTCTCTGTCCAAGAATATCTTGCAGGACCGCTCCGACTGGCCGGCTTCCCTTGGGCCGTCCCCTTGGGTTCCCGCTCTGGCCCTTCTTGAATTGCGTTGATTTCGGCGGCCGCCCATAGCCAACCGCATCGTCAGTCGGTTTGCGTTTTCGACTAGCCACGGCCGATCCCCGAAATGCGATTCACCGCGCTGTCGTCGGAAGAATGAGCCTTCCCGTGAGGTGACCGGCCGCGCGATCGGTATTGGTCGACGGCGCGCTGTGACGGAGCTGGCTCGGGTGAATCCTTCAGTTTCGCACGAGCCTGCTTTATTTCTTCGAAACTGCGCCCATCGTCCTCCAGCGTAGCTTCGAGTTTAGTCTGCTGCTGCCAACGCAAAATCGCGACATCGACGTAGCGCGGTTCAATCTCAAGGCCGTATCCGACTCGTCCTATCTTCTCAGCCGCCAGAAAAATGGTGCCTGATCCCGAGCACTGATCCAGCACGGCATTTCCCCGAGCGGTGCAATCGAGAAGCGCGTCGGCAACCATCGCGGTCGGCTTCACGGTCGGATGATTAGCAATGGCTTCCATCCGATCTCGGCCAAAAGTGTTTACGCCCGCATAAGTCCAAACATTGGAGCGGTTGCGTCCGTACCGGCCTAATTCAACGTTGTTTCTGTGCGGATTTTCGCCGACCCGAAAGACGCCAATCAGCTCATGCTGTGACCGATAGAATGACCCTTGACCGGCA